TTTGATATATCATTACCTACTCCTGTTATGGCTGGTGTTCGTACAAAGGTGCGTCAGTTTAGTTCATGTGTTTTAATTGAGTCAGATGATAGTCTAGATAGTATTAACGCAACATCAAATGCGATTGTAAAGTATGTATCACAAAAAGCAGGAATTGGAATTGGTGCGGGACGCATTCGTGCTATCAACTCTCCTATTCGCAATGGTGATGCAGCACACACAGGTGTTATTCCTTTTTACAAGATGTTTCAATCAGCAGTTAAAAGTTGTTCACAGGGTGGTGTACGAGGTGGTGCTGCAACATTGTACTATCCATTATGGCATCTTGAAATAGAAGACATGCTGGTGTTAAAGAACAATAAAGGAACTGAGGACAATCGTGTAAGGCATTTGGATTATGGCGTTCAAGTCAATAAACTTATGTATGAGCGTTTGATGTCTGGTGGTGATATTACATTATTCAGTCCTAGTGATGTCCCTGGATTGTATGACGCATACTTTGAAGATCAAGATAAATTTAAAGAGTTGTATGAAAAAGCAGAGCGTAATGTAAAAATACGTAAGAAGTCAATGCCTGCGATTGAATTGTTTTCAACTTTCATGCACGAGCGAAAGAATACTGGTCGCATCTATTTGATGAACGTAGACAACGCAAATGAGCATAGTTCATTCAAGCAAGAATTAGCACCTGTACGTATGAGTAACCTATGTGCAGAGATTACATTGCCTACCGATCCTATGACAGATTTGTTTAAGGGTGATGGTGAAGTTGCTACGTGTACATTGTCAGCAGTGAATTGGGGTAATATCAAGGTATTAGGAGATTTCCAGAAGCCTTGTGAATTAGCAGTAAGAGGACTTGATGCATTATTGAGTTATCAGAATTATCCAGTTCTAGCAGCAGAATTAGGTACAAAGAAGCGCCGACCACTTGGTGTTGGTATTATTAACTTTGCGTACTGGCTTGCAAAGAATGATACTAGTTATAGTGATCCTGATCTTGCATTAATTGATGAATGGACAGAAGCATGGTCATACTACTTGATCAAAGCATCTGCCGATTTAGCAGTAGAACAAGGACATTGTCCTGGGTTCAATGAAACTAAGTATAGTGATGGTATTTTACCAATTGATAGTCGTAAAAAAGATGTAGATGAATTAGTACCACACCAAGAGCGCATGCCTTGGGAAGCGTTACGAACACAGATAAAAGAAACAGGTATACGCAATAGTACATTAATGGCATTGATGCCAGCAGAGACATCAGCGCAGATAAGTAATAGTACAAATGGAATTGAACCACCACGTTCTTTGGTAAGTATCAAACAATCAAAGCATGGTGTATTAAAGCAAGTAGTTCCAGGCATACACCGATTAAAGAACAAGTATGAATTATTATGGGATCAACAGTCACCAGAAGGTTATTTAAAGATTGTAGCAGTATTACAGAAATATATTGATCAAGCGATTAGTGTAAATACCAGTTATAATCCTATCTACTTTGAAGATGAAAAGATTCCAATGAGTACTATGTTGAAGCACTTACTTATGTTCTACAAGTATGGTGGTAAAAATCTTTACTACTTTAATACATATGATGGACAAGGTGAGATTGATATTAATAAAATGAATGCAGATCCTCTAGCACAGACGGACCTGACAGAATTAGACGGCGAAGACTGCGATAGTTGTGTCTTATAATATAAAGTAAAGGAATATAAATAAAAAAATGAGCATTTTTAATATAACAAAAAAAGCGGATCACACGAAATCATTGGCATTTCTTGATCCCGAAGGAAGAGTAAGTTTACAGAGATACGATATACTAAAATACAAGCAGTTTGACAAATTAACAGAGAAGCAATTGGGTTTCTTCTGGATACCTGATGAAGTCGATGTTACGAAAGATTCTAATGATTTTAAGCAATTAACTGCAAACGAACAGCATATATTCACATCTAATCTAAAGCGTCAAATACTTTTAGATAGTGTACAAGGTCGTGCACCGAGTGAAGCATTCGGGTCTATCGTTAGTCTACCAGAATTAGAAACATGGATTCAAACTTGGACGTTTAACGAAACGATTCATAGTAAATCATACACACATATTATTCGTAATATATATTCTGATCCTTCTATTATATTTGATGAAATTTTAGACATTAAAGAAATAGTTGATTGCGCATCTGCTATTTCAGTAAATTATGATGCTCTCATTGACAAAGCCGCTTGGTACAATTTGCTAGGTGAAGGCGTACATAAGGTTAATGGTAGAGAAATCACTGTTGACTTGTACGAGTTGAAGAAGGCGTTATACAAAGCAGTAATGGGTGTAAACATACTAGAAGGTGTTCGCTTCTATGTTTCGTTTGCATGTAGTTGGGCGTTTGCAGAACTTAAAAAGATGGAAGGTAATGCAAAAATTATCAAGTTTATTGCACGTGATGAAAATCTACATTTGGCGTTCACACAATCATTATTAAAGATATTGCCAAAAGATGACCCAGATTATATTAAGATTGCGAAAGAGACAGAAGCCGATTGCATTCAAATGTTTGTAGACGCAATTGAACAAGAGAAGCAATGGGCAGACTATCTATTTAAAGATGGTTCTATGATTGGATTGAATGCACAACTATTGAAAGAATATGTGGAATGGATTGGCTGTAAGCGTATGGTAGCAGTTGGCTTATCTTGTCCGTACAAGGTATCGCAATCAAACCCATTACCTTGGACACAGAAATGGATTGCTGGTGCAGAAGTACAAGTTGCACCACAAGAAGTGCAACTATCGTCATACATCATTGGTGGTGTAACATCTGACGTTACTAAAGATACCTTTTCGGGTATGTCATTATAATAAAAGGAGGGTAAAATATGGTAGAAGTTTATTCAAAAGATAATTGTGCATATTGCACTAAAGCGAAGATATTGCTTGAAACTCAGCATATGGAGTTTATTGAAAGAAAGATTGGTGTTGATGTGACTCGTGAGCAATTATTAGAAATTGCACCACAGGCACGAACAGTACCACAAATAGTAATTGATGGAACCGTAATAGGCGGATATGATCAATTGGCACAGTACCTTAAAGGAAGTGAAGAATGTTAATAGAAGTACCTTACAGAGACGGCGATGTTATCAGTATCAAACTAGCCAGCGGTGAAGAAATGGTAGCACGTCTTGAAAAAGAGACTACGGATACCTTAGTGTTATCTAAGCCTACTATGCTTATTGCAAATGATGGTGGAATGGGAATGGCTCCATTCATGTTTACATCGTCAATGGACGCAAAATACACAATGAGACTTAGTGGTGTTATTTGTATCGTCAAGACAGAAGCGGAAACTGCTAAGATGTATAGCGAGAAAACTTCTGGCATCGTAATGGCAGGCGCATAATATGTCTAGGGGTGTAGCAAGAGTAGGAGATCGTACATATGGAACGTGTACAGCACATATAACCCCGATAACGACTGGAGGTACAATTACCTCTGGTTCACCTACTATCGTTGTCAATGACAAGCCTTGTGCAAGACTTGGTGATACTGTAACAGCAGATTGTGGTCACACTAGTGTGATTACATCCGCTAGCAGTAATGTCATTGGTGATGAACCACCCGTAGCAAGAATCAATGATTCTGTGGGCTCAGGTCCGTATACTGCTACAATCATATCAGCATCGCCTGATGTGTTCGCAAATTAAATCAAATAAAACACTTGACAGGTAATGATCCTTAGTATATAATAGTTATATAGAACAAGACTTACAGAGCATGTCTACATAGGAGACAATGAGTGAAAACTTCAAGATTAGACTGGGCTATTATTAAGCGTAGCGCATGGACTGCTACGTATAAACCTGACGGAACAGTATTAACAGCAAAAACCAAATCGGCACTAATGTCGGAAATTACTAATTTTGAAAAAACATTATAGTAATTTGGTTTATACATTAAATTTTAACCTGTGATGTGATCGTATCATTCGGATGCGTTATCTAGCAGAAACTAAGTAGAAGGTAATTGTTATGACTAAAGTAGTATTAGTATTTAATATGATTGTAATCGCGTGGTTTGGTGTTGAACTAGTTGAGTTCTATGGTGCTAACCGCTTTGTTAGTGACTATATGACAGGGTTCATGGTGCATGATGCATTTATGCCTGTAGTAGTTGCATTTATGAACACATTGGTTATCATTGGATTAGGTTTCAACGTTAACGCAAAGTCTGACAAAACCAAATAAAGGAAAACATTATGAGAGCAGAATTATACGAAGATGGGATTAAGCGAATCAATACGAAGATCGTAGTACCGATGGATATAACCGATGTGGCAGATTATATTCTAAGTGCGGTACAATCTGGAACAGTGCGACCTTATGCGGTGACTAGTCTCAACAAACGACAATTATTGCAAGTAGCGAAAGATGCGGTAGAGAGTGATGGAATTCATCGACCTAAAGAGAGCCTAATTGATATTGATGCACTTGTTGAAGCAAGAGTACGAACTTATGTTGGGGATATGTTCCCTGAGTTAATGTAGGTAATATATGCAATACGATGATTATCAAGATTATTCTAACTATGACGACCTAGTCGATAAACTGAGAATAAAATTGGAAAAAGAAATATCCGAAAATCAACCCAAGCCCAAACTAAAAATAAAGTCAGGTTTGATTGGCGTTGATATATTACAGCAAATTGAAAAAATGGAAGGTTAGAATATGAGAAATTATAAAAAATTACTTGCACTAGGTAGTGCATTACTATTAACTACTATGGTCACTACCACAGTGTCAGCAGAGACATACATGCAGAATGCAGTTGTGTTATCCGTACAGAAAATGTATAGTAGCCACAATGTACAAACCCCTGTAGAAGTATGTAGTTATGTTGATGTACCCACATATACTGACGAGATTCAGGCGAGTACTGCCGATGTCCTCGCAGGCGCGATATTTGGAGGGCTGATAGGTAATGCAGTGGGAGGAGGTAAAGGCAAAGATGCAGCGACATTAATTGGTGCTATCGCTGGTGCAGATATTGCCAATAAAAAGTCTACTAAGCGTAGGATTGTTAGTTACCGAACTGAGCGTCAGTGTAGCACTACTTACACCACTGCGATTGTCAATCGCGATGATGGAAACTTAGTGATTGCTGAATATAATAATATGAAGGTTTCATTCAAAACAAATAAATTCTTCAATGTAGGTGATTATATTTCTATTCAAGTATCACTGTCATTGTAATGATTAATCCTGTTATTGTAATTAATGTTAACATGGGTTCAAAGGGACATCAAATTGGTAGACTGCTTGCAAGTTGTGATAATGTATTATGGTTTGATCACGCAGGTAATGGAAACCATCCCTGGGAGCCATGTAGTGGAATATTAAATGCAGAACTTAATGGATTTCATTTTGATAGGAGATTTGCCGATAACAGTACTATTGCTCCTGTATTAGATTATGCAAGACGCAGTGGATTACCAGAACGACCCGAACTATCATTTGATAGATGCGGTGATGGTGAGTATGTAATGTATGTGTCGCATAGTGATTTAGATCAAACACGAGATTACTTTAAAGGTAAGCACTTGGTTGTACTAAACAAAGATGTAGATAGATTTTTCAATACAACATGGTTCTTTAGGGTAGGCAAGACAAACCATCTTATTAGTGATTTGTATTCACCAGAAGACATAGAACCAATGTTAATAAATACATTAGAAAATTACGAAACGAATGTGAATTCAAATGATTTTGTAATAGATACGATTGACGATTTACTTGATATAGATAATTTCAAATTATTATGTGAACAGTTCGGTCTTATATTTAATGAAGACAGTTATAATAAAGTAATAGAGTTTCTAAAATAATGAGAATTCAACCAATCACACAAGAGTTATTGCCTAAGTTAGAAATATTTTGCAAACATGCAGAAGAGTTAGGATACATTAATAACGCAAGTTTAAAAGCAATGAAATATGAATGGTGTAATGATTTTGGTGGTAAGTATTTTTGTGCCATTAAAGACGATATCATCATTGCGGTTGCTGGTTGTCACCCATTACCAGAAGTAGGTGAAAATGCTTGGCGTATACTATTAAGAGGATGTGAATTACCCCACACTGACACGTTTAAGGGATTAGGCAAGGGTGATTGGAATAGTATTACACAGCGCGAATTTATTCCTAAATTTATTGAATGGTGTCCTTCAGATGAATTATACATTACAACCAATATAACACACGAACATTCAAACGGAAAAGCATCTAGAAATCATAGACTGATGGGATTACTTGCAAAGCAGGGAATATTAGATAAGCACTGTGATATGGAATTATATTATACTGCGCAGACTGTATGGAAACTAAATATAAATGAATACACTAGGCGCAGAAACAAATTAAGGAACATATATGTGGTTTAACCGTAAACATTTAGAAGAAGCAACAAAAAAAGCAGCAAAACCAAATGCCGGATATTTCTGGCATTTTGGTCTTGCAATGGCAGAATTTTTCTTTTTATTATTAGTATGTATTGGAAGTTTGATACATGCATTTTTTCCGTGGGTACTTGACTTTAAGTTATTAGAATGGCGAATCGCTCGTTTGAAACAACTCAAGCAAAAGTTACCAGATGATCCCCAACTTAACAAGGTACACTTTGATGATTAACGTATTAGATACGATTGCATATAAGAATGGCGAATACAAACCACTACGAGAAGTAGGACCAAGCATATTAGATTTTGGATTTATCCATTGTGATGCGACATACGATGTTATGCCCGTATACAACGGAAAAGCGTTTTGTTATGAAAGTCACTTACAACGATTTCAAAATAGCGCAGCGAGATACGGACTTGTCTTACCAGATGTTGACATGTTATCAATCATCAAAGAACTAAAAGCAAAAAACAATATAGACAATGCCTTTGTTTGGTTTCTTGTTTGGCGTGGATATCCTGCAAGTGGTAATCCAAGAGATATTGAAAATTGTCCTGTCAACTTTGCTATGTATATTAAACCAAGTTATCCAATCGGAAATAAACCTATTGTGTCATTATATCTAGATCAAGATACCAAGCGTGTCAGTGATGAATACTATGGACAGGAATTTAAGAATATGGCATGGCTTGATCTAACTATGAGTCAGCGTACACGACCAGAAGGATACGACAGCACTGTATTAGTAGATGTAGACGGACATGTTACCGAAGGTCCTGGGTTTAATGTTGGTATCGTAAAAGATGGAACAATATATACCGCAGATAAGAATGTACTTAAAGGTATTACTATGAAAGTAGTAGAAGCAATGGCGACTGAACATAACATACCATTTGTAAGAAAGCCCATCACAGTAGAAGAATACAACTCAGCAGATGAAGTTTTTATCGCAAGTTCAAGTGGGGGAGTGACAGCAACAACAAACACTGGTCCCATTACT